ACCATCGCCTCTACGTGAGCCTTGCCAAGTACCCTTGTCATACTCCCTACTTTCTGCCTTTCGGTGTGGTGTGTCTGATTCCCTCTGATGGCGCATATATTACAGTAGTTCGTTTCTGTTGTCAAGCACGAAAATGAAAATATTTTTACCCCTGTTTTTCGTTTAGTTGTAAATCATCGAAACTGCGTTATTTTCTGAAAATATTGCATGTTTTCATCTAAGGCCAGAATCACCCGGTAATACATGTTTATCTGTATATCAAAAAAATATCATCTTTTTTTTAATCCCGAATTGAACCCGATTTTAACGCCAGAATTACCCCGGTTTTTCACCCTGTTGGAATGGGTCAATGAATGGGTCAAAAAATGCGTTTTGAATGGGTCAATTTGACCTATTCCGAATGGGTCAAAAAAGGGGTCAATCGAATAGGTCAAAAATGGGGCTTTTTTAGCCTTTTCAAATTGATGCTTTTATTGATGCTTTCCGAAGCGAGCTAAACCACTGCAAACATTGGGCTTGCGACTTTTCTCGAATAGGTCAGAATTTTGAAACTGCGGGTTGTTATATAAATATAACAAACTCACGTTATGTTTTGTTTGGCCTATCCATCCGGCCACAAAACAACAAACGTGATGTTATCTTTCTATTTGAAAGCGCAAGCCAAGGATTCTATTCAGATTAATGCTTTCTTTTGATGTATTCCAATTCGCTCATGTTCAAGCGTTGTTCAACCCGTACACATTTTGTATAATGCCTGCATGAAAACACAAAACGACTTGAATCAAGAGTTTCTCCAACAGGCCGCCGCGCTGATGCCAGTAGCCAAGGGCTGCATAACCAAAAGAAAGGATGGGTATCTTTTCTTCCACAAGAAAGGAGGCAAGGTACATGGAATGCACATCCGGCCTGAATTAGTCTGCTACCTGCGAACAGCCATTGCCAACGGCAAGAAGCTCCAGGCTCTCGTAAGCGAGAACGGGGCTAAGCTTGTGCAGCTTTACCGGCAAGAGATAGTGCCGACCAGAAAGGTCGGACGAAAAAAGAAGATCGATATTTCAACCGCTCCCAAGCGCAAGCGAGGCCGGCCAAAGAAGATCATCTACCATTTTGGTTAAAGCCTTGCCCAAGACCAGCCACCAGTGACATACTCCCGCCATGCCACAAACCGATACATCCGAGTTCGTCTACCGGCCAGCAAACGGCAACAGGGTGCATTTGGCAATCCAACAGCAATCCCAACAGCTTCGATCATGTGCCCCCGGTATATTGGCCAGGCTTCCGAATATTGAAGCAACGGACGAAGAGAAACAAGCCCTAGATTCGCTGCTAACGGCCCAAAATGGAGACTTGGGCGAAACCGGGTCATCGGCAGGGGTCAAGCTCGCGGACGCCTTGCGCGTGCGCGCTGGTTGCCTGACGGCGTTTTTAGGCAGCCTTGCGCTTGGCAGGCAATGGAAGGATGCGCTTGATCGTGCCGGCCTGACGTTCATCGCCTGTCAAGCACTGGCAAGGATCGACCCTTCCGGCTTCGGGATGATGCTGAAGCTCGCAGACAGCGCGCAAAAGGCTATTCTCGTGGCAGAAATGCGCCAGGCTCTCCACAAGCGTGCCGTGGAGGGTGTGGAAAATGTCAAGATTGGGCGAATCGGAAAGGATCTCGATGGAGTTGTCCGGGATCAGTACGGCAAGCCCATCGTGGAGCGCAAGTACAGCGACAAATTGCTTGAGTTCGGCCTGTCAAAGCTCGACAAGCCGACGTTTGGCGAGCAGGCTTCAGCCTTGCACATCGGCGCCCAGGTGATCTACAACATCTCCGGCCTCGGTGTCATGCCCAAGCCGGCCATCGACGCCGAAACCATCGAAGCCAAGCCAGAAGCTGGCGAAAATCCGGCGACAATCGACATGAGATCGCTTGAAGATGTCGATTAGCTGGCATTTTGGGCAAAGCGGCGAGGGTTAGAAGCCCTCAACCCGTGCGAAAAGCGGTCAGCGAGCCGGGGTCGGGCAGCCTGACCCGACCATCACACCACCGTTCGCGCCTTCCATCGATCATCGACACCGCTTCCCCTCGTTCGATCATCGTTCGGGCTCGCTCGAATGCCATTCGCAAGCCGTTTCTGCCCGCTTGATCGCCGTTCGACCATGGTTCGCAGTCGAAAACGGCCCCCGGCGGACCAACGGGAGTCCCAGACGTTCCACCCCCGGCGGACTCGCAAGCGGGGGGGTCCTTCACACGGACATTGCCGATTTTTTTTGTTACTCGAAATGTTCAACCCTTGCGAACCGTGAACGAATCTGCGAAGCTCGTGTCATGCGCAAGGGGTGAAGCTCACCCTGAAAACACGGGGGATGACATGAGAGCAGGGATAAAGTCTGAACACTGGGTTGATGCGAATGGGATGCCAACAGGCGGCAACACGTTTGGAAATGGGTTTGCAATCGGATGGCAAAACGGCCCACTTGGCAGACATGCCTCTGGATGTTTTCAGCCTGGGTGGGGAGAAAAAGACGTGTGCGTTGATGGATGCACGCGAAAGGAACCCAACGGAGCGTTCGTCGAGGACGTGATCGCGGCATGCGCGGACCGTTTGCGCTACTATCAGGCCAGTCGATTTGCATCCAGTTACAACGCGAAGGCGCTTGAGCATCTCGACGCAGCAATGGCCGCTTTGGATCAGCGCACGAAGGATCGCGATGCGCGGGAAGTTGAAGGCACGCACAAGGGCTGAATCAAACACGTGGGATGTTCTGATGATAATCCAGCTTTTCCCGTTTCGAGTTTTGCGCGGCACCGTGAAGGCGCGGGAGCTTTCCGCTGTGGCTCTTGGTCGGCGCGACGTTGTGGCAAGGGCACAACTCATCACCGAGTTCAATCGTGAGTTGCTCTTGACGCCTGGCAAGGTTCGACGGCGGATGGCGAATCGCGAGGGCGAGCTTCATACTCGATAACACCGGAGGCTTGAACAGTGTATCTCGATCTCGGCACACCGACGCAGCCCGTTGAGATCACGCCGGCGAATGCCTACGTGGTGTTCGCATGTAGCGATGATTGCTGGCCGGACCCGATCACGATTGAGATGCTCATTCAAGACACGCCGACACCGCGGCGCGAGCTACAGATGGCCCCTCTTCTGAAACTGCATGGGGCTTACCGGAGCCCTGTGTGGAAGCGCGACTGGGGCTAGATGCAGACTCGATTGGTGTTCGGTGTGTGGCGAAAGGAGAAAAGCGTGAAGCCGGAGCAAGCAATAGAATTGGGCTGCGAAGAATGCCGATGGTATCGGCCAATGGTGATCGCGTGCGGCTACATCTTCCGCGATCAGATCATCAGGCGTGCCGACGGCGTGCTGACGTGCAACAAGAAGAAGCCGGTGAAGGAGGCGGAATGAAATCATTATTCATCGGGGGATCATTTGACGGCCGGCGCATGGAGACTGAAGGGTTACAAGTCTTTCGCGTGGTAGTTCCACCAAAGATCACGACGTACAGAGCCGAGCTTGGCCCATTGCCCAAGCCGCCGGATATTGAAACCGAGGACTATCGCAAGGAGTTGATTCGGTGCGATAGTTCGGAATGGTCGATCTACGTCCCGCTGAAAACTCCGTTGAGCATTGCGATTGCCAAGCTGATAGACGGATACAAGCAGCCGGCGGACGTGAAAGGCGGCGGATCGTGAAACGCTACAAGATCAACACTAAGATCGAAAAGTCTATGAGCGCGATGGACCTGTCTATAAATATTCGCGCATTGTCAGTGGTTGAAGAAAGCCCTTCTGGTGACTGGGTGCATTGGTCAGATGTTGAGGCGCTGCGTGAACATCTTGAGGCGCAAATACCAGATCGCCGTATTGCCAAGTTGGAGCGTGCGCTAGGTATGGTGAGTTCTGGAAAGTGTCCTGAATGCGAACAACGTGTGATCGACTTTAAGCCTCCGCTTGGCCCATTCGGTCCTGAAGCGTTTGCCACGTTGCGCGAAAATGGAATTGACCCATGCACGGGGCACAAGTTCGGGTGCTCACTTTCGCACACTAAACCTATTCGCGGCGGGTGAACATGGACCATTCAGAACAACTGCTTGATGTCGGCGACACCGTGACGAGGATGCGCAAGCCAGGCGACACAAGGCAGCTATGGGACCGTGGCGTTGTCGTCTTGAGGGTCCCCGCCGGGGTGTCACCAATGGCGTTGTTCAGGCGATGGTTGAAGGACAAGGGGGAATGCAGGATGCACGGATCAGTCAGCCCAGTGATGCACAAAGAGCGGTACATCATTCGCGTAGTCAAGAACGGCAAGACAGCGTTCTATTGCCCAAGGTTCAACACGATCACCAAGGCGTAACATGGAAGCCAAGATCATCACGTACAAGCCGAGTCCGACGATGCTGGAGTTTCACAACAGCGTCGAACCGATACGTGGTGTCAGGGGATGCGTCGGCGGTGGCAAGTCGTCTGGGATGTGCTGGGAAATCTGGAACAAGTCATGTTCGCAGCATCCGAATCCGTATGACAAGGTTCGCAGATCGAAGTGGCTGGTGATTCGCAACACGTTCCCGCAGTTGGTCAAGACGACGGTGCCGACGTGGCTCTCGTGGTTCCCGCAGACGAAGATGCACAGTTCAGCACCGATCTCGGGTGTCTGGGAAGGCCAGCATCCCTCGGGCGACGGCACCAAGGTCGAGATCGTCCTGGAGTTCTACGCATTGGACAGCGAGGAAGCCGCGCGCGGTTTGAAGTCGTATGAGGTCAGCGGTGTCTGGGTGAACGAGGCTTGCTTCTTGCCGTGGCGCTACATCTCGAAGGCATACGAACGCACAGGCCGCTACCCCAAGGCCGATGATTTGCCGAATGGACAGAAGTTCAAGTACAAGAGTTTCGGCCTCATCATGGACACCAATCCGCCGCCAGACACGAGTTGGTGGTACACGCTGGCCGAAGTCAGGCGTCCAAAGGGATTCAAGTTCTTCAGCCAGCCGCCGGCTTTAATCAAGCATGAGCAGAACGGCAAGATTTGGTACGTGCCCAACAAGGGGCAGGTTCCCGGGATCTTGCCGGCGGAGAACATCGAGAACCACAACGAGGGATGGAATTACTATTTGAAGCAGGTCGAAGACGGCGACCATGCTCGAATCAAGGTCGAGATTTTGGGCGAGTACGGAACGACGATCAACGGCGATCCCGTTTATCCGCAGTACAACGACAACATCCATTTCACCCGAGGCGAGATCGAAGTCAACTGGGGGCTCCCGCTTTACCTCGGCACCGACTTCGGGCGGACACCGTGTTCAGTGATCTGCCAGTTGTCGCCTTCTGGCCAACTGCGTGTGATCGACGAGCTCTGCACGTCAAACTGCGACGCCTCGGAGTATTCCAAAGGCGTGCTGCGTCCCAAGCTGATGAACGAATACAGGATGCACCAGATCCCGATCTACAACTTCGGCGACCCCGCTGGCCGCGACAAGGGACAGACCGAGGATCGTAGCTGCATACAGATCATGCGAGAGGCCGGAATCAACACCGTGGCGTCACCGGTGCCTGGCAACAGCTTCACGATTCGTCAGGTGTCGGTAGCGAACAGGTTGCGAACAATGATCGACGGCGGCCCGGGCATCATCATCAGCTCAAAGTGCAAGATGATCCGCGCAGGGTTCCAAGGGCGTTACTACTATCGCAAGGTCACGACGGCAGACTCCAGCGACGAGCGTGTCGCATTGGAGCCCGAGAAGAACGCCTTCAGCCATCCTCACGATGCCTTGCAGTACGTGAGTTGCGGATTGGACTCACCGTCAAGGGATAGCATGTTCGCTGGTTTCTCTACGACTCGCGGCATTGACGGCCTGTATTCCGTGCGCGACACCAGGACGTTTAACACGCGGTTGGACATGGGAGGATTCGCGTGATGAAAAAAATATGTTCAAGGTGTTGACGCTATCCGCTGTGGGCTGTTTTATCTCCGCAAATGGAGAACAAGTCCACATACGCAGGCGAGATAGCTGAAGCCGATCCAGTGATGTTCGAGTCGTTGGCGCTTCACGTCAATCGCGTGTTCGACGAAAACTCAAGACACCGCCGAGTCTCGGGCATCGATGACAAGCTCGCCAAGTGTTTACGCCTGTCGAGATGCGAGTACAGCGAAGCCGAGAAGACGCTGTTCGCCCAGAAGGGCGCGCCTGAAATCTTCATGCCGATCGCCGACATGAAGCGGCGCGCTGCGATGGCGATGTTCTCGGAGATATTCAGCAATCCTGGCGACAAGCCGTGGACGCTCAACCCAACCCCGGTTCCAGAAGTGCCCCAGGAAATCACGGAGCGCGCTGTTAGTTCGACGATGCGCGACTACGCGGCTTTCGCACAGGCAACCGGAGAGATGCCCGATCCTCAACTGGCTTTCTACTATGCGCAGAACCGCATGACCGAGATTCTCAACGAGGAAGAGCAGTGGTCGAAGCAGCGCGCAGCTTTGATGGAACGCAAGGTCCACGACGACACGATTGAAGGCGATTGGCCGTCAGCGTTTGACCAGTACCGCGACTATTTATGCACCTACGGCACCGCTCTGATAAAGGGGCCTGTGCCGAGGATGAAACTCAAGAAGCGGTCGAAACGAACGAAGACCGGCACCAAGTTCATCATGGATGAAGAGGTTGCGCTTTGCTACGAGTCTGTTTCTCCATGGGACTGTTTCCCGAGCAAGGGCGCGCGCCACATCGACGAAGGCGACATCTGCATCCGGGTTCGCTACACCCCGCAGGATTTGAACATGTTCGCCAAGATGAAGGGCAAGGAGTGGCGCCCGTCAAACGTCACCAACATCCTGGAGCGTCACCCCTTCGGCGGCGTGTGGATCATCCAGCCCGGAGAGAACGAACGCCGGAAGATGGAGAATTCGGAGCCCGATCTTGACGGTCAGTGCGTCTTGGAGGCCATCGAGTATTACGGGCAGGTCCGTGGCGCGTTCCTCACCGAGCTTGGCTTCAGCAAGGACACCGAGGGGCGCAAGATCGACGAGCAGGAATACTACGAGGTCATGACCATCGTGTGCGACAACATGGTGATCTACTGCAAGATCGTGGAGCCGCAGATCGGCCGCATTTTGAGCAAAGGCACGTTCTACAAGGTCCCCGATTCGTGGTGGGGCGACAGCATCTTGGAGAAATGCGAGAGCACGCAGCGGATCTGCAACGCCGCTGTCCGTGATCTCGTGGTGAACATGGCGCAGTCTTCAGGACCGCAGACGGTCATCAAGGACATTTCGCGCCTGCATCCCTCGTGTTCGCCGGCGCAATCACCGTGGAAGGTCTGGTTGTTCCAGAACAGCGTCATGGGCCAGAACGAGAACCCTTTGCACGTCTTCCAGCCCGACAGCAACATCCGCGAGCTTCTCATGGTGTTCGACTGGGGCATGAAGCAGGCCGACAACGACACCGGCATCCCGGCGTACACCTACGGCGCCGCTATGGCCGGCGGCGCCGGACGGACCTCCAGCGGGCTGGCGATGATGCTGGAGAACGTCAACCGCGGAATCAAGATGGTCGTGATGTCAACGGACTCCGATGTCGTGAGGCCGACGATCAAGCGTACCGCAGACTGGGAGATGCTCTATGGCGAGGATGAATCAATCAAGGGCGACTGCGAAGTCAACCCATCTGGCGTTATGTCACTGGTCTTTCGTGAGAATGGCTCGATCCGCCGGCGCGCGTTCCTGCAACTTCTGGCGAACCCGATGGTTGCACAGGCCATCTTACCCTCTGGCGTGGCAACGATCATCCGCGAGGAAGCTCGCTCGCTCGACGTGAACCCCGATGACATCGTGCCGAGCCGTGAAAAGCTCAAGGAGATGGACGAGATCGCCCAGGTGCAGCGTCAGATCCAACTGGCACAGAGCATGGCGAACGCACAGGCAGCCGGCCAGCAGGCACAGCAGGGCGCCGTGGAGGGCTTGCAGCAGCCCGCCGGCGAACCTCCGCAGGGCGTCAACGAGAACCCCAAGCGGAACGCCATGAGCGGCGCAATGAGCGTTGGTGCTCAAAACGGTATGGGAGGCGAGCAATGATCGCCCCATTGACACAGCAGCAGCAGAGTTCGATTCGGTCCCTCATGGCGGACCCAGAGAAACGATTTGACGACGTGCTTCAATGGCTCGCCGACAGCCGTGAAGCCACCCACCAGCAGATGTATACGCGGCTCGATCCCCAGTTCGTAGCGTACATGCAGGGTGAAGCCAAGACACTTTTCGACGTGGTAAACCAATGCCATCAGGCTTTCGAGCGCAGAGGGGAACCAGCCATTCCCCATCTGCCCGAAACCCCTGGAGGCGGGTAATCCATGTCACAACACCAGCGCGACGGAACCCGGGCTGTTTCCCGCTCCTGAACGCGACAGAGTTCCCTGCTTGGCAGCAGGCACACTGAAAGGACGAGAGAGATGAGCGACACGACCAAAGACACCACACCGAAAGCTGGCGCGACGCAGACGCCTGGGGCACCGGAAACGGGGGCCCAAGGCGGTAACGACGCGCAGAAGCCTACCAAGTTGTTCATGGGTGGCGATAACACGCCGGCCGCGGATGACGAGGTTTCACGCTTGAGAGCCGATCTCCAGCGCCACAAGGTTGAAGAGGGCAGGGTGAAGAGCCTGGCCGAGCAACTCAAGGCGAAGGACGCGGAAATCGAAAGCATGAGGCTGAAGGTCGAGGCAGCGGAGAAGGCCAAGGTCAAACCCTTGGCGGATTTCGTTGACCCTTCACGGCGGAAGATTGTGGACGAGGACATTTTGCTGGCGCAAGAGGACATGATCCGAGGCAGCCAGCAGGGGGTCCTGGAAGAGATCGAGCGGCGTGTTGGCCCAATCCAGAAGACTCTTGAAGCCGAGCGCGCGGCCCGCGCGCAGGTGGAATCAGCATCGTTTGATGCGCAGATCGAGCAGCTTCATCAGGGGTTCGCGGCAGAAACCAATCCCGGGGGTAAGTTCGTTGACAAATGGACTGAATACCTCGGGCAAGTGGACCGCCGGACTGGCCTCAAGAATGGTGAAATCCTGTCGAATGCGTATGCCGCCCGTCGGCTCGACGGCGTGAGCGATATGATCGCCGACTTCAAGGCTTTCGCCGGAGTCTCTCGCATGGAAGACGTTCGGGGGTCGGCGTTTCCTGGTAGACAGACCCAGTTTGCCTCTCCGGGGTCCGGCAGGACGGACGACAAGCGGCGCTACACCATGTCTCAGTACAAAGCTGAGCTTGCGCAAGCCCGTGAAGCGTTCGAGCGCGGCAGGATCACGCAGAAGGAACGTGTAGCAGTGTTGGAGAAATTCAAAACGGCAGCGAGCGAAGGCCGGATCGTGAATGACCCAGCGCCCCAAGTCGGGGTGTAGTCATTCGCGGACGCCTGATCGCCGCAGCCAAAGGGGAAGAAAATCATGATTGAGAATGCTGGTGGAGTCAACCGCCTGGAGCGGTACAATCCCGAGATTTACCATCCGATGATGATGGAGGTCTTTCGGGACAAAATCTTCATGAACCGGCTTTGCAACCGGGACTATGAAGGCACGATCAAGAAGTGCGGCGAGAAGGTGTGGCTGCGCAAGCGGCCCACGGCGAAGACGTTCCGCTATCGCAAGGGAATGGTCCTGCCCCATGTGGAGCTCGAGTCGGAGTCCGACAGCTTCACCGTGAATCGCGCTCGCGGTTGGGCGTTCAAAATCGACGTTCTGGACAAAGAGCTGACGGACTTGAAGGGGTTCACATCGGACGTGAGCGACGAGTTCGACAATCAGTTGGCCGAGGACATCGAAGTCGAATTCCTTGCCGACGTGTACGCCAAGTGCAGCGCGGAGAACCAGGGGAACACGGCCGGCCACAAGTCGGCATCGTACAACCTCGGTTCGACTGCGACTCCGCTGGGCATCTACAGCGCGGCGCAGACCTCCGCGAACAAGTCCGCTGCGGTGGACGCGGTTGCGGCGTGCGCGGCGGCTCTCGAAGAGCAGCCCGGTGGCATGGGTGTCGATCCCTACATCGTCATCCCCGTGGTGATGGGCCTGCGTATTCAGACTTCAGAGCTGAAGAACGTGGACCAGAGCGGTGACGCGACTTCGCTGATCCGTCAGGGCGTGACCAACATCGGCAAGCTCGCGGGCCTGACGGTGTATACGTCGAACCTCATCAATGTTGTGTCGCAGACGGTTGGGGGCACCCCCAACGTGAAGTGCTACAACATCCTCTTCGGCGACAAGAAAGGCATCACGTATGCCGATCAGATCGTCACGAGCGAGGTCAAGCCGATCGAGAACGGCTTCGGCACCAAGTTCCAGGCGTTGCACGTCTACGACTGGGCTTCGCTGTACCCCGCCCGCATCGGCGCCATGTATGCCTACATGGGCTAAAACCCGTTGACGCCGGGGCGCTTCAAACCCGCCCCGAGTCTCAAAAAGAAAGCAGGAAAATCAGATGGCGAACACACTGACTGTCAAAACCAGCTACACGGCTGGGATCAGCACGAACAGCGAGGGCTTCTGCCCTTGCGTGAAGAAGCACTTCGACGCCTCCAAGCTCGGCATCGCGGCGAACGCCGTTGTTGTCGCCTTGAAGCTGCCGGAAGGCTCCATCCTCAAGCACATCGTGGTCGATGTGAAGACCGCTGGCACCGGGACCATCCTCGTTGGCAACCACATCGGTGCGACGACGACTGGTGTCGGCACCACGACGGCGAACGCCTACAACGGCGGAGCGACGATCGACCTGGCCGTGCTGGGTAAGACGTTGACTTCGCCGTCGGCTGCTCTCGTAGCCGCCGATACGTTCATCGTGTTGACTTTCTCGGCGGCGGAAGCCGCTACGAAGTTCGACGTGATCGCCGTTGTCGATGTCATCGACCTCGACGCTGTGGCGAACTAAGACTCATTCCAAACCCCTCCTGGCTGCGTGCGCTTCAAGGCGCGCGGCCGGAGGGCTCAAAAGAAAAGAAAGCGAGCAGATTATGGCCAAGTACGTGATGAACTCGAAGAAGGGGGACTATCGCGTCCTCGCCCATCAGCCCGGACTCGACGAGAACACCGATTACATCCCCATCAGCGATGAAGATGCGATTGCCGTCATGTCCGGCAAGAAGACCGGCGGACAGGTTTTGCGCGAAATCTTCCTGAAGTCCCGCATGGAAGAGATCAACGCGCCGGAAGCCAAGCCAGCGCCCGCTGCCGCCGAGGCCCCCGCCGATGCGCCGCCGCCCGCCGCCGACGAAGATCCGCCTCTGGACTTCACGAACATGACCAGCATCGGCCTTCACACTCTGAAGGTCGGCGATCTGCGCAAGTTCGCCAAGGAGCGTTTCGACATCAAGTTCGCGCCGGCAGTCGGCAAGGATGCGATGATCGCGCAACTCAAAGAGAAGATGCAGGAAGCCAAGTAATCTGGGGGCGCCATGTCAACAGCGATCCGCGACATCGAGAACGAGGTTCGTGTTCTTCTTCAGGACACGTATGAACCCTACCGGTTCTCTTCGTTTCAGGTGTTCTGTGGCATCCGTGACGCGCTCAAGCGATTGAACAGCGTCAGGCCGGAGTCACGATACTTCGGTCTGGCGCTGGTTCAACTTGACTTTCCCGCTGTGGATGTTGATATGACGCCAGCGGAGATTGAAACCGCTCGGGATGGGCTTGTGCTGATCGACGAAAGGTGGCTTGAAGCCATCGTGTTCTACGCGCTTTACAAGCTGTACCTGATCGACTCGACCGACACGGCGAACGCCGCGCTGGCAGCGAATTACTTGCAGATGTTTGAGGGGATCGCAAGGACATGAGCAACATCACCATAGATGAGAGCCTGTTCAACCCGACGACGACGCCGGCTGAAGCCCTGAACATCGTTGGCTTGAACACCCTCGTCGAGCAATGCGTGTTCATGCTCCCAGGCTGCGGCGATCTGATGTTGCGCAAGACGCTTCAAGATGTCTTCCGCGATTTGTGCCGGCGCACGGGCACGCTGACGATGACCGACACCGGCGTTGTCACGTGGGAAGATCCGTCGCTCTCGCTGTGCAAGGACTACGGCGAGTTTCTGGTTTTGAAGAGCGTGAGGATCGAGAACGACGACGGCGAGCTTTCCGACTTGGCCCTGTCTGAAGTCGAACTCGAGAACGATAGCGGTCAAATGTCGGTGTTGTTCTCGCTCCCAGATGATGACGACGACGAGAACGGCGACCCCAACGAATACGACGTTGAAGCCGTGTTCTCCTACATTCCGAAGATCGGCACCGAGAACGCCCCATTGTGGTATCTGAACAAGTATGGCGACGCCATTGTCGCCGGCACGCTATTCCGGTTGCTCTCCATGCCGAACAAGCCATGGAGCGACCCCACGACGGCCCAACTCAAAGGGATTGAGTATCAGAACGCTTTGAACAACGCCACCATCGACCGCCTGACAGAAGGCAACTATCGCGATTTGAACTGTAGGGCTCCACTACATTTCGTGTGAGGATCACATGTCAACTTTACTGATCACACCATTGTCGAACAAGACGGCATACGTGACGGGTATGATTGTCGCTGGTGAGCCATGCGACATCACTCTCACTGGCCTCGCTCATCACATCACAACGCCCAACTCGCTTCGCATAAGGGTTCGCGTGAAAGGCGTGGATGTCGCCGTGTTCCCCGCCGAAGTGTCCGACGTATGGCTGGCATCCAGCGACGACGCCACGGGAACGCTGGACACCAACACGGTCGAGGCTCTTGCAGCTTTCGGCTCCGGCAACTGTGCGGCATCAGTCGAATGCACGGTGTTG